GCCATGTCCTTGCCTGTACTATCCTTGAGTTGGATCTGCTGCTTGACCTTAGTGTAGCGGGACAGGGCCAGTGCTTTGTTCTCCGTAATCTGGTGGATGTTCATACCAGAGGAAGCTTGTACGTAACGTGCAGCCACACGTACTGCCTTCTCTTCGTTAGTCAGGATCAAACACTTAGCACCCTGATGTGCGAAGCCACCGGGCGAGGCAATGAGTGACGCATGGAAGGTAGTCTTACCTGTGTTAGGACGTGCGCCTACCATAACCAAGTGACCACCACTGATGCCCTCTACACGTTCACGTAGGCTAGGGATGTTCATCTTCCACTGTGTCTCTGTCTGGATGCCCTCAAGGATAGTGTCTAGTTCGATGTCTTCAAACTGGATGTTAAGGTTGGGGGTGAAGTCATCCTTGTAGTCCTCAACTAACTTACGTAGCTTCTCTAGGTTGTTCTCCTCTCCATTAACGTAGCTAAACCCAAGGTTAGTTACCAACTCCCCTACGTGCTGCTGAAACAGGCGAGACAATACCTCAGTAGCAATCTCTTCATGCATAGCTGGCTCAGCTTGAACCCTTTTGAATAGGTGAGCGTATGCATCCTTGTTGGCAGTAGTCATAGTACGGTTAGCTGTGAAGAACAACGCCTCTAGTTCAGAAGGTGTGATACTCTTATCGTACAGTACCATAGCCTGGTCTAGGGCCTGCTTGATCTTACGCATGTCCTTAGTGAACAACTCATCAGGGCAACGCATACCCTTATGATTGTCGTAGAACTCTTTGTTCATTAGGTTACGTAGCAATGCTGTCTCTGTCATATTACTTATCCCCCTCTGAACCATACACAATCATCTCGTAGATAGATATAATAGCCATCACGGGCCAGCCTAAGGCAAACCATATGTGTGCGTAGGGCCTGCTATCGTCTACTGGGTCTGTTACATTGAGCAATAAGATAGTAGCCAGCGCATATGTAACGGCTGCGCCATATAAATACTCTGTCATTGTTTGTCCTTTATTAGTTCTAGCTTAAACATACCCTCTGTTTGATTGAGTGAAGTTATAAAATCCAGTACTTGTTGGTATGATACTACAACAAGCTGATAGCCTTTATACGACTCATCGTATTGCCTCATGTATACTATACCATCTCCATCTAGCACGACCTCCAAGTCCTCATGTTCATCCAACTCGTCTATACTGGTAACGATAGTTACGTCATGATCAAACTCAACGGTGTACATATTCTTTATCCCTAGCAACTAGTATGTTTACATGCGCTACTTCACCGTCAACACGTGTGATAACGTAGTCTAAGCCAGCCTTAGTAAGTAACAGCCTCAGTTGTCCTACAGGTATCATAGCTTAGTCTCTCCCTTCAACTGGTTGATACGCATCTGGCAGTATCGTTGCACCTTCTCCAAGTCTACAATCTCTGACTCAACTTCTGTCTTACCCTCGTACATCTTAAACCCAGCGCGGGAAGCATACTTGATGATGTTGCCCCGCCAGAACTCAAATCCATTACGCATGATGTAAGTGATAGGTTCAATCTTCCAACGGGAGTAGTGACTTGGATCATGTACTACGTCTCCGTCAGTTACATATGCATTGCCTGTACTGGCCCATTCAATTTCTTTCCACTTAGCCAAGGTACTTATCCTTCTTTTGTTTTAGTTGTATGTATGATTTGCTCCACTACGTGAGCGTTGTTGTATCTCGACAAGTGAGCCTCAGCCTCAGCCCTAGTCTCAAAGATCAAAGGGCTTGAATGGTAGGTGAAAGGATTCTCTGCTGTGGCATGCATCCACTCACCCTCGTCTATCTCAACTATAACCACGTATCTTTTACTCATCTGTTGTCTCCCCTAAGATGCTCTTGAACACATAGTCTAAGTCTGTTCCAGTAGCACCGCAGTACAGTAGTAGCTTCAGCCCTAGCTCTTGGGATAATGCGGTTGTCTTCTCGTCTAGATCTAATGTGATGTTATGGCTTCCGTCTTCATTTTCAGTTATGTCTGTGACTTGCATTGTACCTACCTCAGTCATCCTGTATCCCCTTACCGTGTTTACGAAACCTTTTATTGTATGCGCGTTTGATCTTCTTAACTTGACCTGCCTTCCATAGGTAGAACTTACGTGCTTTAGTGAGAGCATCATACTCATCACCGCCCTTCATAGGTATGCGCTTACTCATCCCTCAATGCCTCCCATGAGACAGGGAACAAGTCTTCCATCTTGAGACTGATATCCCATGCTACCTTCTGTGTCTCTGCTTGTGTATCCGTGGCGCAACGTAAGCGACACATGTCAGCAAAGGCATCAAGGCTAC